GGAGGGCCGCCTGGGCGCCCTCCGGGGAGCTGTTGCTGCATGCCGCCAAGGGCTGCACCTTGCAAGAGTTCCGCGAGGCCGCCGACGTCATCGAGGGGATCAGCGGGCGCCGCCCTCCGCCCCTGGACCAGCTGGCGCGTGGGGGGATTGTGGCAGCGTTCCGGGTGTCCCGCGCGGTGCGCCAGGAGCACCCCGCCTCCCGCTGGGCGGTCCCTGGACTCGTCCATCTGCACCTGGTGGACGTGAGGCCCCTGCCGTTCGTCGAGCTGGCCGGGCAGCTTGGATTTTTCGAGGTGCCACCCTCGGTGGTGACCCGTCTCTTCCCCCCGCCCGCGGAACTCCGCCGGCTGGAGATGGCCGGAGGAATGGAGCCGCCCCGTGGGTAAGCCCGTCCGTACCCTGAAAGTCCTCGCCAAGAACGAGGCCGCCCTCCGGCGCACCTGCCGCCGCCTCGCCCGTGACCTCGTGCGCGCCTGCGCCGGCCTTCCCCACAACGCCCCCGGGTCCACCGTGGACAAGCTCCTGAACATCGCCGCCCAGCTCGAAGGGGCCGGGCAACGCATCGTCATCGAAAAGCCTACCCGACCCACGAAGAAAGAGCCTCGTCATGCAGTCTAATCGCCCCCATCTCGTCACCCCGACCCCGGGGCCTGCTCGGATGACCCTTGCCAGCATCACCCGCGGGAAGCAGGAGCGCCCGCTGCGCGCCATCCTCTACGGCGTCGAGGGCGTGGGGAAGTCGACCTTCGCGTCCCAGGCACCGAGCCCCGTCTTCCTCTGCTCCGAGGACGGCACCTCCCAGCTCGACGTGGCTCGCTTCGCCAGCCCCCGCACCTGGGTAGACGTCCTGGAGGCGATCCGGGTGCTCACCCACGAGGAGCACACCTTCAAGACGCTGGTGATCGATACCCTCGACTGGCTCGAACCGCTGTGCTGGCAGCACATCTGTCAGCAGAGCGGCAAGCAGAGCATCGAGGATTTTGGCTACGGCAAGGGGTACATCGCCGCCGTCGACCAGTGGCGCGCGCTGCTGACCCGCCTCGACATCCTGGTCCGCCACCGGCGCATGCACGTCGTCATGGTGGCCCACAGCGTGGTGAAGCGCGTCGATGACCCCCAGACCGGCGCCTTCGACCGCTACCAGATGAAGCTCCACGACAAGAGCAGCGCCGTGCTCCGCGAGTGGGTGGACGCCGTGCTGTTCGCCCGCCACGAGGTCCGCGTGGTGGAGCGCAACGGCAAGGCCCGGGGCATGTCCTCGGGCAACCGGCTGCTCCACACCACCTGGACGGCGGCCTACGACGCGAAGAACCGCTTCGACCTGCCGGAGACGCTGCCCCTCGACTGGGAGGACTTTGAGGCCGCCGTTCGGGCCCACACCCCGGCGGACCCCACCCGGCTCCTCGCGGAGATCGAGGAGCTGATCCCTCGGCTCGACGAGGGGACCCGCACCAAGGCCCGAGAGCACCTGGCTCGCGTCGGGCAGGACGCGGCGAAGCTCGCCCAGCTCCTGGACCGCATGCGCTCCAAGGTGGCGCTCCAGGGCGACGAGGGAGGTGAGGCGTGAGCGCCTTCGCGCAGGAACTGGCGGTCGTCTGTGTCTCGCAGCACACCGACGAGAAGGGCGCCGGCTACATCCACGTCCGGAGCCTGAGCAAAACGGCCGTCATCTCCGTGGGGCTGGTCGGGGTCCACTGCCCCGAGGCGAGGGCGCTGGAGCACGTCCGCGCCGCCATCGTCGGCCTCGTCGAGGAGGGGATCGAGGAGTGCCGGCGCCAGATCGCCGCCGCCCCCCAGCTGCTCTCCGTCGAGGGACTGTGGAGGAAGGCCTCAAAGAAGCGGCCCGGCTCGATGGTGCAGTTCCTCGCGGAGCACCACCCCGAGGTGCTCTTCGTCGAGCCTACCCCGGTTTCCGAGGGGCTTGCGCGGCCTGCCGGGAGGGCTGCCTGATGGCCTCCGTGTGCCAGCGATGGCGCGCTCGCCGCGAGTCCTATCGTCCTGCCGGCGAGCCTATCGACACGCGTCGCTACGAGGTCGCTGAGCTGCTCCAGGACACGCCTGCTCGCACCTTCGTCGAAGCCCACCACTACGCAGCGAGCTACCCCGCCGCGCGCTTCCGCTTCGGCCTCTTCCAGGGCGAATCCCTGCAAGGCGTTGCGGTCTTCTCGGTCCCCATGCGTCCCGAGGTGCTTCGCCCCTTCCCCCCGGAGTTGAGCGCCGAGCTTGGGCGCTTCGTGCTCCTCGACGCGGTCCCCGCCAACGGGGAGAGCTGGTTCTTGGCTCGCGCCCTTGAGCTGCTGCATCGCAAGGGCCTCGCCGGGGTGGTGGCTTTCAGCGACCCCACGCCGCGCCAACGCCAGGACGGAACCCTCTTGTTCCCCGGGCACATCGGCACGATCTACCAGGCTTCCAACGCTACGTACGCCGGGCGCGCCACCCCAAGGACGCTGCACCTGTTGCCCGACGGGCGGGTGTTCAGCGATCGAGCCGCGAGCAAGATCCGCAAGCTGGAGCGCGGTTGGCGTTACGCCATCGAGCAGCTCGTGCAGGCCGGGGCTCCCTCGCCAGGTCTCGGTGAGGAACTCTCGGCATGGCTGCGGTGCTGGTTGCCTCGGGTGACACAGCCTCTGCGTCACCCCGGCAACCATCGCTACCTGCTGGCGCTGGACCGCGCGGCCCGGCGCCTGCTCCCCGCGCCACAGCCGTTCCCGAAGTTCGGAGATCTGCCCCTGCTTCGGAGGGCTGCCTGATGCTCCGCTACCTCTCCCCTTCCCGCGAGTGGTCGGAAGCTCCTGCCGACATCACCGCGGCGCTGAAGAAGCTCCGCACCCTGCCCTCCCATACGCTGCTGGTCGCAGGTGACGGGCGCGTGCTGGGCTGGGCCCACGCCTTCGGAACGCCGAAGAAGGCCCCACCCCTGACGGTGGACGCCGTCACCGGGGCCCCCACGGGCCGCACCGGCCCCATCCTCGACGAGCGCAAGCCCGCACCTCCGCCAGCGCCCCCAGCCCCCTGCGCGCGCCCCGGCTGCGACCAGCTCGCCCGCACCGACAAGCGAGCCAAATACTGCTCTGACCGCTGCCGCCGCATCGTCAGCTGGTCGGGGGACAGCAGGCGCGGGAGAGCGGCATGAGCACGCCCCTTACCCCTGTTCAGCTCACAGAGCGCAGGCAGGCCCCCCGACCAAAGCGGGTCAGCCCCGCAGAGCAGAGCCTCCTGGCGTACCTCCTGGCGCTGCCCGGGTGGATCGAGTGGGAGGTGCTCGAGCGCGAGGCTGCTGTCAGCGGCGTGTCTGCGACGAAGGCCCGCGACCTGATCGCGAAAGACGACCGATTCGAGGCTGGATTGGGCCCCAAGGGGGCCCGTTGGAGGAAGCGATGACTAGCGTCGAGCTTTATCACGGCGCCGGCTATGTCCGGCTGGTACAACCTCCGTCACATGTGCCAGCGCTGCCACCTCGCCTACGACGCGAAGCTCCACGCGACCCACGCCCGGGAGACGCGAGTGCGTAGCCGCGAGGAGGGAGGCCAGCAGCGCATCCCGGGGGTTGAGTGGTGAGCCGGAGAACTGCTCCCCTCTCGGGTCGATGGGTCCGAGGCGTGTGGCGCGCCCACCGTGGGGACAAGCCCCGGTGCTGGCTGCTGATCCTGGAGTGTGGGCATGCCGTCACGCGCCAGCGCCTGGATCTGCCGCCACGCGCCGTCCGCTGTGCTCGCTGCGCCAAGGAAAGCCCCTAACCCCACCACCACCACGCCCGCCCCGTCGCTCCTCACGGAGACCGGGGCTTGCGGCGTTGAAGGAGCCCCATCGTGATGATCTCCCAGCAATCCATTGACCAGTTCCGCGAGCGGTTCGCGCCTCGGCTCACGGAGCAAGAGGCTCGGGCCCAGCTTGTCGAACTGGTCGCCTCCGCTCACGTTGTCCGCACCTACCCCGACGGCGACCAGATGCTCCGGGCCCGGCGCCCGTACTCGTGTCGAGTTGTCGTCGGGCACCGCGGGGGGCACCCCACCGTCGTCACGGTGAAGCCTCCCTACGAGGGCCCCGTGCCAGAGCACCACCTTGACGCCTACCCGGCCACGCTCCCGGGCGGGCTGCTGCCGCTCACCATCGACCCCTGCCCTCCGGGTGGCGTCGCTCTCCAGGACCTCCGGGGTGTCCACGCGCTGCTCACTGGCGCGTTCGGCAAGGACCACAACACCCTGGTCCCGAACTTCGCCTTGCTGCTCACCCCCACCCCGTCCGGCTGGTCGGTGCTGGTCCGCGACCTCGGCACCGCGCTCCAGTGGCAGGGCGGCTCGTGGCGCGGGCACTGGTTCGGCCGGGGCGTGGCCCGGGTGACCTTCGGCGCGTGCTCCGTCCCCTACACGCCAGAGCGCGCCGCCCCGGGCATCTACCGCGTGCGGCTCGTGGCCCGCACCCCGGTGGTCGTCCGGAACAGCTTGCACACGAAGGCCACCTACGCGGCCCCCACCAGCGCCAGCCTTGCCGGAGCGCTGGAGGGTGGATTGCGCGAGCGGATGTCCCTGCGTCGCGAGGGCGTCGAGGGCGCCGTCCGGCTGGCGCTGGTCAGCCACCGAACCCGGCTTCGCCATAGCGCCGGGGGCAAATGGGGGGCTTCCGGGACGATCTGCGGCTGGGAGGGCGCGGTCACCGTCGAGGTCAACGAGCTGGGCCTCTGGCTGCTCCGCTGCGCCGAGCGCATCGGGCTCGGTGGACGCGTCTCGGTGGGATTCGGCCGCATCGAGCTCCTGGAGGTCTCCTGCCTGCGCCTGGAGACGCCATGAGCCACGCCAGTCACCTGATCTGGGCCGCCGCACGCCACGACACGGACTGGCCCGAAGACGACGTGCGCGACGCGCTCGGGCGCCCCATCCCCCCGCAGAGGGGTGCCCCCGGCGTGTGCGCCTGCTGCGGAGAGCCCGCCCGCTGGCGGCTGAGCGACGCCATCAGCGACACATTCACCACGGTGCAAAACAACCACCGGGCGTGGGGCTTCGGCGGGGACCGCATCTGCGCCGCCTGCCTCTTCGTCTGCCGGTCGATCCCCCTGCGCGCGACGCTGTGGTTCGCCAAGCCCGGGCACGGCGTCTTCTTCGTCCCGACCCGACCGCTCCCCGGGCTCGGCGGCGCTGACTCCCCCTGGCGACGCCCGGACCCGCTCGCCGCGCTGCTCCTGCCCCCGGCGCCTCCGTTCGTCGCGGGCTGGGGGTGGATGGGCGTCGACAAGGGCGGCGAGAGCCACGCGGCCCGCGGCTGGTGGCCCGGGGCGTCGGTCCCCGCAGGACAGGAGCCCCTCTCCAAGCTCCAGGCCAAGCACGTGGGCATCTACGCGCGCGTTGCCCACGATGCCGGCTGCTACCCACTCCAGGTCGATGACGGTGACCCGATCTACGTCGACGTGCCCCGCTGGTCCGCGCTCCGCGACCAGCTCACCCCGCTCGTTGCCGAACTGCGCGCCGGTGGTGTCGGCGCCACCGACCTGCGCACGGCGCTCACCACCGGACGCCCGCCCCCTCGCTGCCCGCTGCCGCTGCTGGCCACGTGGCAGCGCCGCACCGCATTTTTCGCGTCGCACGTCGGAGCCCCCTGGTGGGGGCTCTACGTCGAGATCTTTCCCGTACCCGAGCTCACCAACCCCCGAAAGAATAGCAAGAAATGACCTCCATCGACACCGCCTCGTCCACCCGCTGGACCCGTCTCGCCCGCATCGACGCCACCGGTCACGCCGCCACCCGGCGTCAACTCGGCTACCTGCTGCGGGCCTTTGTCCGCGCCGTCGACGCCAGCAAGATCGGCGAGCACCGCCACGGCAACCTCGCTCGCGAGCTGGGCAACTGCCTGCTCCCGACGGCGCTGGGGGCCACCAGCGCCGCGCAGTGGTTCGCAGACCTCTGCGACCGATTCGCCGTCGACGCGATGGCCGTTTCGTCGGACGGCGGCGAGGCCCGACCGCTGGCCGTTTTTTTCCCTGCCTCCCGGGAGTTGATCGAGTGGCACCGGCTCATCGCCGGGCCCGCCCTGGGCATCGACGCGGTGCGCGAGGCGTTCCGGGAGAGCCCGGACCTGTACGCGACCTTCGCCACGACGCGCGCCGCGGACGACCCCGAGGACGACGAGCAGATCTGGCGCGACCTGGCCGCCCAGCCGCTGGCCGAGCACACCGCCGCCCCGCTGGATCTCCCGGACCCGGCGAAGCTGATCCCCACGCCGCTCTGGGCTGCCATCCTGACCACCGTGGCGCCGCTGGCCCACGGCGCCGACAGCAAGGCCGGCAACGTGAATCTTATCCGCCGCGAGCCGATCATCGATCCTCTCACCGGGCGCCGTGTCGAGGTGCCACTCCTCGCCGGCAACGCGCTGCGGGGGCAGCTCCGCGACCTGATGATGCTCCGGTACCTGGACCTGGTCGGGCTCACCCCCGAAGAGATCCCCCCGGCGATGGCGCACGCGCTCCTGGCCGGCGGGAGCATCGAATCCGGCGCCGATAGCGTGGCCATCGTGCTGGGTGTGCGGCGTGCGTGGCGGTCCATGTGCCCGCCCTGGGACCTGATCGCCGGCGTCGTCCCCGGGCAGCCCCCGATGGCCGGGATCTTCAGCACGCAGGACGTCGTGCTGGTCTGCCGCGAGAACGCCTGGCGGGTCCACCCCTACGTGGCCCGCCCTGGCGAGACCGTGGGCGACCTCGCCGCCCGGCTGCCCCCCTGCGACACGCTGGTCACCACGCGCCAGTCCGTGCGCCAGGCTCACCGCGAGCTGGAAGGCGCCGAGGGGTCGCAGATGCTCATGCAGACGGAGGTGCTCCTGGCCGGCGCCCAGATGGTCCACACGTTCCGGTACAAGCCGGAGGCCACCCCCTCGCAGCTCAGTGGATCGTGCCTCGCGGACGCCCTGGACGTGATCGCCCACGGGGGCCTCACCGGCGCCCGGACCTCGACGGCGTTCGGCGCCTTCCGCACCGACGGCTGGCACCCGCGCATGGGCGCCGCCCCGCTCCCGGACCCGCAGATCTACGTGGACTGGACCCGGGAGCACGGCGACGAAATCCGCGCCTGGCTCAAGGCCGGAGGGGTGCCCCAGGGGATCCAACGCGAGGAGCGCACAACCAGCACCGAGGCCAAGGCCGCGGCGAAGAAGGGCGCCAGTGGCAAGCGCGGCAAGGCCGAAGCGCCCCCGCCCGCCCCGGAGCCGGACCCCGTGGTGACAGACGCCGCCACCGGCAAGCAGAAGGCCCTGTTCTGATGGATGCCGCAGCCTGGCAGAAGCGCGCCGCGCCGTGGCTCGACCGGCTCCGCCGCGAGCTCACGCCGCGTGACGTGCGCCCGCTGCGCGTGCGGCTCTGGCTGACGCAGCCCGTCGCCGCTAGCCCGGACGGGCTCCACCTCGACGGAGCGCTGTCCTACGTGGCCGTCGAGGCAGCGACCGGGGCCCCGCCCGGCGACGCCTTCGACGGCTACCGGGGGCCACCGCCGTCGATCCAGCTCCCCCTCGCCGAGGAAGAGCGTCAGGGGCACCGGTTCTGGGCGTGCTCCTGGGCGTGGCCGTCGCCCGGCGCCATCGAGGGCGTGCGCTACTGGCGCAAGCGGGCGGACGTGGAGCGCTACGGCCTCTCGCCGTCGGCGAAGATCGTCACCGCCGGTGGGGCGTACAAGAGCCTCAACCTCCCCCGGCCCGTCGTCCACACGCCTTTTCTCGACGTGTACCTGCGCGGCGACCGCGAGCTGCTGACGAGGATGCTCCGGCGCGTCGACCGTCTGGGCCGGGCCGGGCTCGGCGGGCTCCTCGGCGCCGAGATCGACGACGACCCGGACGACCGCTCCCTCGTCCTCGACGGCGCCCCCCAGCGCTCGCTCCCCATCTCCGGGCTCCTCGACACAGCCGCCTACCGGGAAGGGACCTACGCGATCCGCGAGGCCACGCTCCGGCCTCCCTACTGGCACCGGGCCAGCGAGACGCTCTGCGTGGTCCCCCGGAGGACGCTGTGACCTGGGCCGGATGGGAAGCCACCTGGCGCGTCCACGCCCGCTCCCGGGCGTTCGGGCAGCGGGTCCAGGAGGCGGTGCGGTGCGTCCAGGCTCACGCGCATCGCCGCCTGTTCGTCGGCCTGTCGGGGGGCAAAGACTCGGGAGCACTGGCGGCCGTGGTGCGCCTCGCCGGGGCCAGTCACCTGCCCGCGGTCCATGCCGCCGCCGCGTTCGACCTCCCCGGGATGGTCGAGACGGCGATTGCTCAGGCCCACGCCGCCGACCTCGCCCTCGACGTGGTTGCCCCTGCGCAGGACGGCTGGGCGCTCCTGGAGGAGCTGCACCGCCAGGGCCAGGGCGCCGAGACGGACGCGGGGATCGCGGCCCTGGACGCGGTGCGAGCTCACGGTCGCCTCCTCCTCGGCTGGCAGTACGCCGCCGGCTACGAGGGAGCGCTCTCGGGGCTACGGGCGGACGAGTCCCGGGGGCGAGCTGGCAACCGCGCGGCGCGGGGGCTGGCCTACCAGTACCAGGCCGACGGGCACTGGATGGTCAACCCGCTGTCCGACTGGAGCGCGCGGGACGTCTACGCCCTCTCGCTCCGGGAAGGCATCCCGCTGCACCCGCACTACCGAGCCCTCTACGAGACGCTCGGGGAGAGCCCCGAGTCCCCGGCCTCGCGGGTCGCCTCTGCGCTGGGCCCCGAGGCCCACAGCCGCCGCGGGCGCCACGCCGTCGTCCGCGTCCTGTACCCGGCGCTCTGGCGCCGCCTGCTCCAGGCCAGCCCGGGCCTCGCGAGGGACACGTGAGCTACCAGGCCACCCGCGGCAGGAAGCACACCCTCGACCCGGAAGAGCGGCGCCAGATAGCCGCCGGAGTGCGGCTCGTGGCGAGCTACCCCCGCCCCTCGACGGTCAGCCCCGACGCCACGGCGCGCTCCAGGATCCTGGCGACGCAGCCGGGGTCCGCCTCGACGGAGACGCTGGACAGCCCGAGCGCGTCCGCCGCCAGCAGCGAGGTCCCCGACCCGGCGAACGGGTCGACGACGAGCGCGTGATCCGGGGCGGTGCCCCCGAGAAGGGCGCGTACCCACGCGAGCGGTTTGGCGTGAGGGTGCTGCGCCTCGCGGGTCACCTGCGGCAGGCTCTCCGCGTAGAGGTCGGAGAGCTTGGCGCCGTTGGGCAGGAGCGCCGCCGGGGGGACACGGGGGGCCCTCTCGCGGCGCCAGCGGTAGCCCCGCAGGTCGCCGTACCAGAGGCAGAGCTTGTGGCCCTTGAGCGGGCGCCCTGGAGTGAGGTGGCGATTGCGGCAGTCCCAGACGAACTGCCACGCGATTTCGGGGCCGAAGAGGCGCACGACGTCGCGCAAATGCTGCCCGTTGCTGAAGACCAGCGCGCTGCCCCACGTCCAGCGCGTCGGGAGGGAGATGGGCTGCTCCCACGGCGGGTCGAAGACCAGCACGACGGGGCGCTCCTGGTCCTGCCACGACAGCGCCAGCCCATCGCCGCAGGTGACCCGGTGCTCCGCGAGCCCCCGCACCGTCCAGCTCCTCCCGGGGAGGACGCCCCACCCCTCCGCGAGCTGCGCCAGCCCCGCCCGGAGGGTAGCCCGGCGCGTCGCGCTGCGTGTTTTTGCCTGGTGGACAAGCTCCGACGCCCGGGAGGTGAGCACGCGGCAGGGTACCACGCCCCGACCTGGAGCCCAAATCCTAGGGATTTTGAAAAAAGTGAGGGGGCTGTGTCGATTGCCCCTTGCGCTAGCACACGCTAGCGCGCATACTCCTCTCTGTAGCCGGGCACACCGCCCCGGCAGAAGGAAGACACCACAATGGCCACGATCATCCTCTCCATCCCCGCCCACGCCTCCACCTACGCTGACCTCTCCGGCGAGGCCCTCCGCGCCGCCGTCACCGCCTGGGGCTCCTACCTGGAGGAGCGCCTCAACGCCGCCGGCCACGAGGTCAGCGTCGAGGTGACCCGCGAGGCTCGCATGCACGGCCTCTCCGTCCAGGACGAGGGCCCCGAGGCTGACGCAATCGAGGCCGCCGCCGCCCGTATCGGCGACGCCTGGCTGGGCCTCTCCGACGAGGAGCGCGCCGCCTACGGCTGCCCCGCCGCCTGACCCCACCCTCCCCAGCCTCGCCCCGACGCTCCCGGAAAACCGGGGGCCCGGGGTTCGGGGCGTTAGGAGAAACCACCATGACCTCCCTCGACCTCTCCGCGACCATTGCCACCGTCTCCCTCGTCCACTCCGCCTCCGGCAATTACGGCCCCTGCGCGATCCGCCTGTCTCACCTGTCCTGCGACTCCCAGACATTCTGGGCGTCCCCCGACGCCATGGCCCTCGTGCTGGATGCCGCTGGGCTCCACGTCGACGAGTACGAGCTGCGCGATGGGTGCCAGGCCCAGGATAGCGACGGCGTCGTGACCGAGGAGGTCCGCGTCGTCCGTGTCACCGAAGACGAGGAGGACGAAGACGAAGACGAAGACGAGTGACCCACCCCACCCCAGCCTCGCCCCGACGCTCCCGGTAAACCGCGGGGCCCGGGGTTCGGGGCGTTGGAGAACACCCTCATGACCACGACCATAAAACTCGGCAAGAGCGCCTACACCCCCAACGAAAACTGGCGCGTGGAATACCTCTACAAAGAGGAGGACGATACCTCGGAGCACGGGGCTCCTGACTGGATCCGCCGTACCCTCACCACGGCGATCCCTGCCCTGACGGTGGAGCAGTACCGCGCCGTCTCCCGGGAGCTGCTCCGGGAGCGGCTAGAGTGGATGCGCCCGTTGATCTCCGCCCGCAGCGTGACGTTCGCCCCGGTTCGCCGTCCCACCTACGAGGACGTCCACGGGGCGCTCGCCGTCGTGGCGGGCGTGCTAGGCCGCGAGCTGCGCCACACGTTTGAGCAAGAGGGCAAATGATCGCCCCGAAGAAGCCCCGCAGGGGCGGCCCCGGAGGGCGCCCCGTCTACACCCCCGAGACCGCCCAGCGCCGGGCCCAGGGGCGCGTCAACCTGGCCTTGGCCCCCGAGGACGCCGCCACCCTCCGCAAGCTCGGCGCCGAGCGCCCCGGCGGGATGGCCTCGCTCGTGACGAGCTGGATCCGTAGCGCCCTCGACCCCGACGAAGGCCGCCTCATCCACGAGGGCCTCGTCCGTCTCCTGCGAGAGGGCCCCGTGCTGCTCACCCTCGACAGGGGCGACCACGGCGACGTCGTCCTGCGACTCCTCCGGGTGCCCGTCCCGCCCTGTGG